TCGACGACGAGCCGAACGATCTTCGACGTGCTTTCGAGCTCCACTCTCATACGTTCCCCCTGTGCGGCCCCTGGCGCCGCCGTTTTTCAAACATCGGATGCCGGCGAGCTTTCGCGCCGGCGAGTTTCGGATCGCCGTCGCGCGCGGCGTTCCGGTGTTCCCGCTCGTGAACGTCGGCGTCGACGGCCGCGGCGTCGGCCAGGCGGCGCGCGGCGCGATCGCTGCCCGGTTGCGGGAGCTTCGCGATCACGTCGCACAGGTGACAGCCGGCGCCGCCGCGTTCCCTCGAGGCGCGACACGGGCCGAACGCGCATCCCTCGAGGCGCCGGCCCGTCGTCGGATCCGTGCCAGTCCTGATCGCCTCGCGAACGCGCTCGACGAGCTCGTCGACCGTCATCGCGCGAACCTCGAGACGATCCACGCCAGGCCGGCGTAGACGGCGACGCCGATCGCCAGGAACGAGAGCCCGAACCCGACGAGCACGATCGCGAACCACGCGTCGGCGCGGAGGCCGATGATCGCCGCGTCGACGAGCTCGTCGCCGGCGTCGCGAACGGCCTCGAGCACGCGCACGATCCACGGGAGCGGCCGCGGGAGCGGCGCGTCGTCGCCCTTGATCCGCTTGATCGGGCCGCTCACGGTTGCTGCACCTCGAGCGGCGCCGCCGGTGAGTCGACGCGAACGATCTCGATCCGGAAGGAACCTTTCGGATCGGTTTTCGTGTACTTCGCCTTGACGTCGGCCGGGAGCTCGACGCCGGTTTTCTTTTGCCAGCGTCCCGAGATCACAAACGGGCCCGCGATGCCGTCCTCGACGCCGCGGAGTTGCCCCTTGATCTTTTTGTCGAGTTTCTCGAATTCCTTCGCGCCGGCCTCGAGCTCGTCGCGGCGCGCGAGATCGGCATGAAGATCGGGATCGGTGAGGATGACGGCGCCGGCGGCCGCGAGCGGCGGGTTGCACGTGTGGCCGTACCACGCGCACCTCTTACACTCCGCCGGATCGCCCTCGAGGAAATCAGGGAGCGTCTCCGCCTCGACGTGATCGATCGCGGTTTCGGCGCGCGCGAGAAAATCCTCCATGTGATCGAGGTGAGGCTCGAGCTCCACAGGGAGGAGCCGCGGGATCCCGCTCCGATCGAGGAGGAGGAATCCGAACGGTTCGCCGGCGCCGTAGAGGTACGAGAGCAACTGATGGGCGCCCGATCGTGTCCACGGGGAATCGAATAGATCGGAGAACTTCTCGATCCGATCGACCATCATCGGCGACCACGCCTTGACCTCGAGCGGCGGCCGCGCGCCGTTGATCTCGATCCGCGCGTCGACTTTGCCGGAGATCGCGATCCGCCCCTTGTGATCGCGGAGCTTGAACGATTCCTGCTGACCGATCAGCGTGAACGGCGGATCCGCGTCGCGGCCGATCCTCGAGAGATCCGCCAGGAGATCCCGCTCGCGATCGTCGCCGCGACGGAACCGCGCGAGCACCTCCGGCGGCCAGGGCGGGAGCGTTTGCGGCGTCGTCATCTCGTACACCATCCGCCGGAGACACACGCGATACGCCGACGCGTAGGCGTACGGGTGTGGCGTTTGCGGCCTGGCGGAGCGCGCCAGGTGAGCGCCCCAGGCGCCCTCGATCCCCTTCGCGATTTCCGCCGGCGTCATTGTTCCCCCTTCGCCGCGAGCGTCGCGAACAGGATCCGGCGGGCCTCGTCGAGCTCGACGCCCTCACGGATCAGCCGCTCGCCGACTTCCGTCGGGAGCCTGGCGGCGCGAACCGCGTTCCGGATCTCCTCGACACGTTCGCGCTCGAGTACCTGATCCGGCGTCGGGTTCGTGAACTCCGCCAGGAGCCCGTCGAGATCGCTCGCGGTGATGACGTCGTTTCCGTCTCGCTTGATCCGCTCGAGCCGGCGGAGCTTCTCGACGAGGCCGGCCAGGTTCCGGAGCATCACGACGGCGTCGCCCTCCTCGTCGGGTACGGCGGCCGTCGGTGTTACCGGCGCCGTCGTCGATCCGACTCGCTTCGTGAGGATCCTCGAGTACTCGCGGCGCCCGGTTTTCGTCCACACGGGCCCGGAGTCGGCATCGTGATCGAACGTGAACCGGGCGCCGATCATGAGCTCAGAGAACATCCGCTGATAGTCCATGAGCTCAGCCCTCCTCGCCGGGTTCGCGGTTGCGGCCGCCGGCATTCCCGCCGCCGGTGCCCGGGCGCCTGGCCGTGCCGTGCGCCGGCCCGAAGATCGCGTCGGCGGGATCCGGCGTGACGGCGCCGGCCGGCGGCGCCTGGCGCGTCGTCGCGCCCTCCACAGGGCCGCCAGGCGCCGCGGCCGCCGGCGTCGAGCTCGAGGCCCCGCCGGCCGGCGGCGCGGCCTGTGCGGCCCGCTGCGCGGCGCCCTCCTGCCATTCCTTCGCGTTGACGATGAATTTCTTATCCGGGTGAGTCGTGTACTTCGGACAGCCGTAGAACGCGGCCCTGTCGCCCTTGCCGGCCCGGTAGACGCCCGGGGTTTTGCAATGCGGACAGATCGGCGGATCGACGTCGGGCGCGTCGCCTCGAGCCGTCCTGGCGCCGAGCCGCTCCTCCGCCGTCCCGAACCCGCGGCCGCGGCGACAGTCGGCGATCTTTTTCGTCGTCCCGACCCAGGCGGCCTCGATCTCCGCGATCGGAACGGATTTCATTCCGGCGAGCTCGCGCGTAATCCCGCCGTCGAGGTTCGCGCGCGCCGCTTTCCGGACGGAGAGCTCGAGATCGGCGCCGGTTTTCCCGCGACAGAAATCGTCAGTACTCGAGCGGCCGCCCTCGACCTCCTCGAGAACCTGGCGCGTGATCTTGCAGCGTCCGGAGCCGGTGATCAGGTACGTAAACGCCGACGGATCGAGGCCGGCGACTTTCTCCGGCTTGCCGACATTGAACACTTCGATCCCCCACAGATCCCGCACGCGATCGGCGCCGGCGTCCTGTAGGTATCCAACGATCTGCCCGCCTTGCTCCTCCGGCGACTTGAACAGGAGCCAGTCGGCCGGCGACGTCGCGCGGATCGACGCGCGGCGGAGCGTCTCGATCACGAGCACGCGGGCCTCGATAACCTCGAGGGCCTCGCCCTTGAGCGCGGCGAGCTCGTTGATCGTCGTCGGCGTCGTCGGCGAGCGGATCAGGTGATGCGGTTCGGCGTCGATCACTTCGGCGGCGCCGGGTTCGGGTTCGCGTTCGTTCGTCATGGTTCCGTCCTTTGTGGTTTGGTGGTTTGGTGGTTTGGTGAATGAGCGGCGAATTCTTCGATCGATTGCGCGACGAGGCCGATCGAGATCTCGATCGGGAGCGCCTCGAGATCCTCGCGGCGTTCCGTCAGATCGCCGACGATCTCGCGCGCCAGGGCCCAGGCATCGCCCGACGTCGCCGGCGCGGCCGCCGGCGTGAGGAGGATCCGCGCGGCGTCCGTCTCGACGGCCTCCTCGAGCACGCGATAGGCGCGGAGCGCGGAGGCCCCTTGCCCGTTGTAGCTGAAATGTTCCCGCGCGAGCGCGGCGACGAGCGCGGCGAGATCGGAGCGTTCGATCGTGATCATCGGCCGCCCCGCGGGCGGAGATCGTCGAAATCGCGGAGCGGGATCATTGCCGGCCGGATCGTATGCGCCTCGACGATCGTCGAGGCCATGATCGCCGCCTCGCGGATCTCCGTCGGCGTGTAGCGCGCGGCGTAGATCTGCGACGCGAGCACGTCGACGAGCGCGCGGAATTCCGGATCGGTCTGGTACCGCTCGACTACTGACTTCATGATCGGCCCCTCCATGGTTCGGGCGCGATGCCCAGGCGGCGCGCCAGGATCGCCTCGCGGATTTCGTATCGTGCGCGGCGCCGCTCTCGCGCCGGCCGGGTGAGCGGGCCGAGCTCCTCGAGGGCGCGCGCGAACCGTCGCGCCGATACCAGGCCGGCCTCCGCGGCCGCGGCGAGGCCCTGGAATTCGCGCGCCATGGTTCCGATCGCGATCATCGTCGGCCCCGCTTCCATCGCGTCGTGTTTCCTCGAGGCCGGAACCGATCGGCGGCCGCGTCGAGCGCGTGATCTTCCGGCGTGCCGTAGATCTCGCCGGCGTGACGCGGACAGAGGAGCCCGTCGCCGGTCTGATCCGTCATGAACCGGCCCTCGCCGGCCTCGCACGTGCCGACGTGCGGCCCGGGCCCGTCGAGGATCAGGACGTCAGGCCATCGCCACTCGCCGCCGTCGGTTTTCACCTTGAAGTACGTCGCGCCGCTCCCGTCCTTTTTCTCGCATTTCAGGAGCCGGCCCTTCACGCGATCGGCGCCGACGAGCACGCGATCGTAATGTTTGAAACACGACGGGAGCGGCCGGCGCTCGCTCGAGCTCGAGGCCCGGAACGCGCCGAACGTCGAGCGGAATCGCGGCCTCACTTGCACGCCTCGAGGAGCTCCGCGACGTCGGCGACGCCGGTCGCGCGCTCGATCCTGCCGCGGGCCCCGCAATGGACACAGGCGACGAGCTCGCCGGCGGCCGCGGCGGGATCCTGGCGCCAGGCGCCGAGCTCGTGACGGTTCGCGCGCCCGTGCATCCGGACGCGGATCCGCTCGAGCGCGACCGTCTGCTCGAGCGTCGGGCCCTCGCCGGCGCGCGCGATCGCGATCGCGGCCCTGGCGTGCTCCCGGTAGTGTGGATTTCCGGCGGGAAAACGGGATCGTGTAGAATGGCAATCGCTCATCGGGTTCGGTCCTTTCGTGTTCATACGACGCCGCCGGGTTTCCCTCGCCAGGATCCGGCGGCGTTCGTGTCTCAGCCGATCGCGGCGGCGCCCTCCTGGCGCTCGCCGAGTCTACTCCTCATCGTCGCACGTCGCCGAACGCGCCGAATACCCGCGCGAACCTGGCCGGCGCGCGCCCTATGTACGTGATGTAATTCGCGTGCGACGGTTGCGCGGCGTCCTTCCGCGGCCGGAGCTCGAGGCCCTCGCGCCGGCGGACGCGGTTCTCCTCGTCGATCGCCTTGAACCTGGCGGCCCGTTTCGCCGTGCTCTCGACGAACGCGATCCGCCTCGAGGGAATACAGATCGGGAACGCGAGCGGGTTCGGCACGTCGTACCCTTGCAGCGTTTGAAGCTGCTCGAGCGAATAGCCGATCCAGATCGCGGCCTCGAGCTCGCCGGCGCGCCAGGCGTAGATCAGCCGATGCCAGAACGCCGGAACGTTCCCGCCTGGCGGGTTGAGCAGGACGCGTTGACGTCGGCCCCAGGATCGCCGGAGCCCGTTCTGCTTCTCCGTGAAAATCCGACGCGCGCGAACGATCCGGTTCGCCTCCGGATGCGACGCCGGATCGAGCGTGATCGAGCCGAGCACCTCGCGCGCGGCCTCGACGTACTCGAGCGGCGTGAACCATTCCGGCGAGTCGCACGAATGGCGCGCGGCCGTGCGCGTCATCGTCGCCTCCCGCGTTTCGCCTCGAGCTCGAGCGCGGACGCGCGGAGGAGCTTCGCCAGGCGGAGCCGTTCGGGCCGCGGCGCCGTCGTCTGAAATCGGCCGAGCGGGCCCTCGAGCTCCGCGGCCAGGCGCCGCGCGCCGGCGGGCGCGTACTTGCCGGAGTCGCCGCACATGGCACAGTTGACGACGATCCGATCGTTCTCGATCCGCACGGTGTAGGAACCGCACGGCGACGGACAGAGCCGGCGCGTCATCGGTACCGCTCCCGATGTTCGTCGACGGTGCCCAGGCCGGCGAGGCGCCGGCGCTCGAGCCCGCCGCGGCGCCGGCGTACGATCGTACGAATGACAAGGAACCCGCCGGCGAGCGCGAACCCGCCGGCGAGCCACACGATCAGCGTAACCATAGACAATGAAACTCCGGGTTCGCGTAGAACCGAGTATCGAGGGCCGCGAAGATCGCGCCGTCGGTGAGCCGTCGACCGATCGACCAAATCCACTGCTCTGTCGAGCCGACGCAATAGTCGCAATCGTCGACGAACCGATCGAGGCGGAACGTTCCGCGATAGAGCTCGCCGGCCTCCGGCGCCGCGAGCGCGAGCATACGCTCGACGTCGAGGGCCTCGCCCTTTTCGAGCTTCCGCTTCATGGCGAGATTTCTCATGATCGCACCTCCGCGGACTCGAGCTCCTCGAGCCGTTCGATCGCCTGCATCGCGATCGCCTTGTAGTACCCGATCCAGTACGGCGCCTCCTCGACGCCGCGGGCCTCGCGCGCCTCGCCCTCGCGGAGCGTCGCGCGGAGCCTGGCGCCGGCTTTCGACGCGCCGGGCGCCCCCAGGGCGCCGCGGCGTCGGTTCGGTTTGAAGTAGCGGCCGACGACGGCGACGAGCGCCGGCCTGATCCACGTGTCGCGCCAGAGCGTGAAATCGGCGAGCCGGAGCTCGAGGCCCTTTCCGTCGTCGCCGGCGAGGAGCTCGCGCCAGCCGCCGGAGCCGGGCCCGGCGTCGATCTGGCGGAGCACCTCCGCGACGGCGTTCGCCTCCCGCGTGTTCACGAGCGGCCGCCCTTGCGCCGGCCGCCGCGGCCGCGGATCGCCGCGGCGGGATCGATGCCCCGCTCGCGCTTCGTCTCGAGGCCCTTCGTCGCCGCACGCCGGCGGATCTTCGTGTTCGCGCGTTCCCGCTGACCGACGATCGCGGCCATGACGCGCGGCGGGATCGCCAGGCGGATCGCGCGCTCGTCGCCCGTGATCCGCTGCAGCAGGATCTCGTCTTTCCCGTCGTAACGGTAGCCGTCGACGACCCACGTCGAGGAGTTACCGTACGCGTCGGCGATCGTGATCGTCGAGCTCGAGCGGATGGCAGCAGGATTGTTTCCGAGCTCGCGGAGCCGCGTCGAAAATTCGTCGCGCGGCAGTACTTCGGACGGGTTGCTCATGGTTCGGTCCTTTCGTGTTCGGGTTGCAGACGAGGGCGGCCGTTGCTCAGGCGGCCGTCCGGTGATCGGTGATCTATGCGCGCTCCGTTCCGTGGCACCTGGCGCCGGCGAATTCGGCGCCGAGCTCCTCGCGGGCCTGGCGCTCGATCGCCGCGGCCGCGTCGGATCGGTTGCTCGAGTACACGACGAACGCGCGCGGGCGGCCGTCGGCCAGGATGTACCGGCCCTCGTACCGGAACTCCCGCACGCCTCGAGGGCCCGCCGGCGCCCTCCCGCGTTCGCGACGTTCGGCGGCCGACAGGATCGCGAGCGTCTCGAGGTAGCTCATGATCGGCCCCGTCCGCTCGTGAGCATCCCGACGACGCCGGCGACGAGGCCGGCCAGGAGGATCAGCGGGAGCCCGACGATCAGCCGCACGCGCCGGCCGATCATGATCGCGCCTCGACGGGTTCGATCGTCCAGTCGGCGAGCGGCCATCCGAGCTCGAGCGCGACCAGCGTCGCCTCCGTCATGCTCGAGAACCCGCCGCAATCGCCGAACGTGCGATGCCGGATCGTGTATTCGGTCATGAGCGCCTCGCGATCGGTCGCTCGCCGGCGAGGGCCTCGCGGACGTCGGCGCCGCGGCGTTCGCGGCGGGCCTCGTCGCGTTCGCCCTCGCATCGCTCACACGGACACCATGAGACGTGCTCGCCGGAACCGTCCTCCGTGTAGACGGCGGCGCGCGGCGCGAACGCGGTCTGCGGCGGCGCGATGAACCGGCCGGCGGCGTCGACGATCGGATCGTTGCTCATCATGATCGGTACTCCCCTACGCGGCGACGACGACACGACGGAGGCCCAGGCGCTCGAGCACGGGATCGGAGAAATCGCGCCGGCCGTTGATGATGTCGGACAGGTACGGCCGCGACACTCCGAGCGCCTCCGCGGCCGCCGCCTGCGTTTTGTGTTTCGCGACGAATCGCTTGAGCGCGTCGAGCGGATCGATCTCCTTCATGGTTTGCCCCTTCTCCTAGAACAGTGACAGGTTGACGAAATCGGGCGCCTCGAGGGCCGCGGCCGCGGCGGCCGCCTCGAGCTCGAGGGCGGCGACGAGCGCGGCCTCCGCGGCCTCGAGGCGCGCGCCGGCGGCCTCGAGCTCGACGCCGGCGGCGAGGTAGCCGGCCGGGTTCTGGCGGCGACGGGTTTCGGCGTTGCGGTGATTGCGGGCCGCGATCGCGACGGCCGCGTCGGCGGCGTCGAATTCGGCCTGGAGCGTCTCGCGCGTCGTCATGAGAGAGATATTAGCGGATTAGCGAACGCATGTCAAGCGGGCCGAATCCGGAGCAATTTCGAGGATTTCAGGCGGCCGCCGGCGCCGCGGCGAGCTTCGGATACGGGAGCGACTCGAGGAGGATCCGCGTGCGGCGCTCGAGCGGCCAGGCGTACCGATGGTTGCCAGGATGCCTCACAGGACGCGTCACGCGCGGGAGCCAGGCGGCCAGCCAGGCGGCCCGGGCCTCGCCCTCGAGCGGCGCCGGCGTCGCGCCTGCGGCCTCGAGGAGCGCCGCGGCGTAGTGCCAGCCGCGCTCGCCGGCGCGAATTTTCGAGATCGCCCGTTTGCTGAGCACCTGGCCGTTCGCGAGGAGGAGCATAGAGATCGCCGACGAGCGGCCCAAGTACCGGCCGTTGTGCGCCTGGTAGATCGTTCCGAGGTGCCCGGGGAACACGCGGCGGCCGGCGCCGTCGACGCGCGCGATCGGATCGCTGAACGAGACGACGCCGCGGAACCCGCGGCCGCGGAGCTCCTCGAAACATCGCGCGAGAAACCACGTCTCGCCGTTCCCGCGAACGTCGTCGAGGAGCACGAATCGACCGAGCTCGATCGTCTCGAGCGCCGGCGCCTCGAATACGTTCGTCAAGACGGCATCGTTGCACGGATGCGAGAACACGGCGACGCCGGCGAGCTCGCCGCCGCGGTAGAGTCCGACGCGGACCCGCGCGGCCGGATACGTGCCGGCGTAGTGATGCGCCAGGACGAACCCCTTCGCGATCGTGTCCGACTCGATCGGCGCGACCTCGTACTCGCGCGGGTTGATCGTCTCGCCGGCGGGCCGATACGAGGCCCGGCGCTCGCGCCAGCGTTGAACCGTCGGCGTCATCGCGCGGCCTCGAGCTCGCGCCCCTGGCGCGCCGCGATCCGATCGCATCGGGAACACGTCGGCCGTTCGGCGCCGTCGAGCTCCTCCCATCCATTCGAGAGCCGGCCGGGTTTCGCGCCACAGATCGCCGTCGCGTAACACGGCGACGAGAGGCCGAGGCCCTCCGCCATGATCACGTGAGAGCGGATCCCGCCGGCGCGTTCGGCGCCGTTCGCGCATCGGCCGACGAGCCGCGCGATCACGGGGAGGAGGAGGGCGGCCATTAGCGGCCGCCGTCCTTCGTCATCTCGCGGGCCTCGCCGCCGTGCCGGGCCGCGAACGCCTCCGCGCGCTCGCGCGTGATCCCGAACATCCGCTGCGACATATGCGGCCCGATCCATTGCCAGTCCTGCGGCGCGGTCTGCGTCGCGTCGAAAATCTGGCGGAAGGCGGCGAGGGCGGCGTCGTTCACGGTGTCTGCCTTTCGAGTGTCGGCCGGCGGAATTGCCGTCGACAGGAATCAGATTAGCAAATCCGCGAACACGTGTCAAGAGCCCTCGATCGGACCAATGAAAATGCTACTTTTTCGATCGCCTATATAGATCGCGCGCGATAGACCCCTCCGGATTGAGGGCGCGCCAGGTGGGAGGCGGGCCGGCGCCGGCGAGGCCCTCGAGGAGCTCCGCCGGCGCCGGTGAGTGTCGCTCGAGCTCAGTCGCCGGCGGCCGGCGGATGCGCCGCGGCCGGCGCGTCGACCGCGACCTTCGATCCCTGGATGATCTTGACGGTCGCGACGACGTTATCGATCCCGGCGCTCGCGACGCCTTTGATCTCGTCGGCGTCGAGCTTGACCTTCCCTGTCGTGTTCGCGACGTCGACGGCCGTTCCGAGCACGTTGAGCACGTGCGCCTTCTTCTCCTCGCCGGTCGCGCCCTTGATCGCCTGCGCCTCGCCGATTGCGTCGACGATCTTCGGAACGAGATCCGGCGGGATCTTGTGGCCGGCCGGCGTCGCGGCGAGGATGATCGGCCCGACCTGGCGAACCACGGAGAGAAACGCGTGTAGATCGAATTTCATGACTCAGTAACCTCCGGCCGCATTCTACGCCAGCGGGAGCCGGAGCGGCGCGCCGACGTCCGGAGTGAGCTCGACCGCGGGCGCCTCGAGCTCGCCGGCGTCGACGTCCTCGAATTCCTCGAGGGCCTCGAGCGCCAGGCCCGGGAGCATCCCCTGTGAGAGTCGGCCGACGGCGATCCGACATTGCCGCTCGTCGACGTCGATCCCGATCGCGCGGAGCCCGCGGCGCCTGGCGACGACGAGCGTCGAGCCGGAGCCCATGAACGGATCGACGACGAGGGCGCCGGCGGGAACGTTCGCCATTGCCCACTCCATCACGGCGAGCGGTTTCTCCGCCAGGTGATGACGCCTCGAGACGGGAGGCGGCGAGTACTCGAAACCTCCGGACGGATACGCGCCGTTTTCCGCGAGCGGGCCGTGCGAGGCCCACGGGAGAAACTCGCACGCGCCGGAGAACCCGCCGTCGCGCGGCCGGCCGAATTTCTTCGACCAGACGCCGACGCCCCTCCATACCCATCCGCCGGCCTGGATCGCGTCGGTGATCGTCGGGAGTTGCCGCCAGTCGATGAACGTCGCGAACGTCGCGCCCTCGACCGCGGCGCCGCGGGCCGCCGTCATCCAGAGCGCGCACCATGCGGCGAACGCCCGCTGATCCCGATTGTCGCCGGTGAACCCGATCCCGGCTTGCTGTGAACTATCGGAGCTCGCGTACTTGCTGAGCGTCGAGAACATCCGATCGCCGCGGAACGCGCCGCCGCTCGAGTACGGAACATCCGTCACGTACGCGCCGACGCCCTCGAGCTCGTGTAGCACCTCGAAACAGTCGGCCCGGTAGATCGTGATCCCGTCGTGATCGTAGTAGGGAGCGGGGAGCATGGCCGGAACAGGGTATCACGGGCGCCAGGCGGCCCCAGGACGGGCCCGCCGGCGCCGGCGACAGAACCGGCCGGCCAGGAGCGCCCCGCGGCGCCTGGCCGGCCTGGCGGGCCTCAGCGGTGCCCGTGGATGATGTACGCGACGTTGGCCTCGAGATCGCCGCCGGGGAGCTCGAGCACCTCGCCGGCGCCGTAGCTCCGATCGGTGAAATCGGGGAGCGGCGCCCGGGTGAGCGGATCGAACACAGTAACGCCGGTGAGCGGGTACGACGCCTTGAGCCGCACGCGGCCGCGGACGCCGCACGGCATTTGGATCACGCGGCCGTCGCCGGCGAGCGCCGAATAGGCTTTATTTACGCCGTCGCCCGTGTCGCCCTCCCAATGGTTATGCGGTTGGAACGGCGCGATGGGGAGCGGCGGGTTCCATTGCGTGTTCGCGAACTGCCAATTCGGGAGGCCGGCCGGGAGGAGCTCGACGACGCCGACGACGGCCGCGACGATCGCGTCGATGTTCGGGATCTCCCAAAAATTCGGCGGCCGCGGGCCCGTCGATCCCGGCTTGCCGTCGCCGTAGACGCCGGTTCCCGTGTGGAGTGTGAAGATCGGCGCGCCGCACATGATCGCGACGGCGCGTTTCATGGCGAGGCGGAGCGGATCCGTCAGAGTCGCGACACTCGAGCCCGGGCCCGGGCCCTCCCAATCGGCGCCGACGTACCCGCGATCGTCGGCGAAGTCTTTCGACTGTCGGACCTTCCGCCAGTCGTGATCGCCGTCGTTGCGTTCCGTGTGTCGAATGAACACGGTGATCCCGTGGCGCGCGGCCGCGGCCTTGAGTTGCTCGACTTCGGTTTCGCTGCCCGGCGTCGAGAGCCCGCGGAGGTTCGGGATCCGCGCGCCGACTTCGACGGCCATCGCCTCGAGCGTCTCGAGCGGATCGCCGCCGTTGCTGTATTCGTTCTGCATCTCGACGAGGAGCACGGCGGCCTCGCGTTCGCCGCGGATCTCGTCGGCGACGTTGCGCGCCAGGCGCCGGAGATCGTACCCGGTGCCCTTGCCGGAGAGCGTGATCCCGCTGCGGATGCCGAGCGCCCACGCCTGATCGATATCGCGCGCGACGGCGCCCAGGTGATCGGGGAACGTCGCCGGATTGATCTCGAGCGGCGGCGCCCAGGCGACCTCATAGAGCGGCCGCTTGTAGTGGAACCCTTTTCCCGCGGCCCACTCGAGGTTCGCGCGGTACCGATCGGGTTCGTTCCGCGCGCCCTGTAGTGACCACATGAACGTCAGGCCGAGCGGGTAGAATTCGCCGGCGTCGTCGACGACGGATCGCCCGCTCGCGCGCACGAGGCCGGCCCGCGGGCCTCCGCCGCCGCCGGCGATCTTGCGGAGGCGCCTCACTGGACGATCTCCACAGTGAGCGGGAACACGACGATCTTTTTCCCGGCGCCGGCCGGGTGGTTCGCGTCGGAGGTTTGCTCGATCTGCGCCTGGACGGATCCGATCTCGTTCCCCTCGTATACGCGGAACTGCTCGAGATCGCCGGCGTCGGTGTTCGCGCTCTGCCCTGTCGGTTTGTGGTACCCCTGGCGATCGAGGCCCGTCGAGTACTGCCCGCCGTCGGCGCCGGCCAGGCAATCGTGATCGATGTTCACGAACACGTACCGATCGCCGGGAATCTTTCGCGCGCGGTACTTCGTCGCGGCGTTCCCGTCCTCGAGGTAGAGCACGCCTCGCCATTGCGACGGTTTCCCGTCGAGCGTGCCCCATATGCCGGTCCCTGGCGCGTCGGGCGCGATCAGCCGGAGGCCGGCGCCGCGGAGTTGAACGATCTTCCCGTCGATTTCCATTTTGAGTCCTTTCGAGAGTTTCCGAGGTTGCGAGGGATCGATCGGATCCGGAGGTGTCGGAACCGGCGTCAGCGTCGCTTCGCCGGCGAGCGCGGCCGCGGCGACGAGATCGTCGAATGCGCGGCGGAGGTTCGGATTCGGTTTGATGCCGTTCGCCCGATCGTACGAGAACGGCGCGACAAACTTGATCCGCGGCGACAGGTTCGCGATCGTGTCGAGGTACTCGAGGCCCTCGAGCACCTCCGCGTCCGTCCACAACCATCCGCCCGTCGCCGGGTTGAATTGGTTGTAGTACATCGGGATCAGGAAACAGTCGCGCGGCCATTGCTCGAGGTTCCGGAGCGCCTGGCGTTCCCATCGCGCGAACGATTGCGCGAGCGTCTCGCCCTTGACGCGGTAGAGCTCCCATCCGACGGCATCGTACGAGCGGAGCGATCCGGCCGGGATCGTCCAGTCGCTCTCGCCGTCATGCGCCAGGAGCACGCGGAGGCCGACGGGGAGCGGTACCGGCGGCGTCGGCGATTCCGTGTAGTGGCCGAGCGTGAAAATGTCGGGCCGGCCGGAGTCGCCGGCCTTGAACGGGTACACGCTGATCCGGTGTGAGAACCGGAACGTCGGGAACTTGAGCGTCGGCGCGATCTCGATCGGCCCGAACGTCGGCGCCGGGAACCATGGCGGCGCCTGGCCGTCGGCGGGAACGAGGTACCGGAGGCCGGCGCTCGAGATCGCGATCTTGACGAGATCGCCCGGGCCCTCGCCGGCCGTGCGCGACGCGACGAGGATCGCCTCGCCGTCGAGCGCGATCAGATCGTGATCGAAACCGTTCTCCGTCACGAACATGTACCCGAGGCCCGTTCCGTCGCCCTCGACGACGAGCGCGCCGGCCTCATTCGACCAGTACGCGATCATGTCGACGCCTGGCGACACGTTTTCCGCGACGCGGGTATTCATCGCGTCGTCGAGCGTCGGCCGGAGCGGCGCGCGGCCGTATGCGCCGCCTCGCCACACGGCGCGGCCGCCGGCGAGCGCCTGGACGTCCACAGGGTACGCGCCGGGGAGCTCGACGACGCCGCCGGCCGGATCGACGATCGTGAGCCCGCGATCGGCGTGGTACGCGGTCTTGTAAACGATCGTCCCGTCGGGCGCGACGTCGGCGGCGCCGGCCTCCGGTTTGTCGCCGAGCGATCCGAACAGAACCGGCCGGCCAGGCGGAGGCGGAACGAGGAGCGCCGCGAACCGGCCGCCTCCGCCGGCGATCGCGTTGAACCCGCGCGCGTCGACGAGCGCGAGCTTTGTTCCGTCCGGATCCTCGAGCGGCCGCCAGGCGTGAACGGCGCCGCCGGCGGAGACGAGCGCGACGAGGATCGTTCCGTCGTCGCGGAACGCGCCGCGGCCGTAGGCGGCGAACGGGTACGGCCGTTGATTGAGAGATCCCGGCATTCCGCCGCCGCCCATGATGACGTCGGCGCGCGTGTTTTCTCGTGGCATGAGCTCCCGCCTTGTTAGGGTTGCGACGTCCAGAATTCGCGGAGCCGGCGGAACCTGGCGAGCACCTCGTCGGCGTACTCGCGATTGCGGAGCGGGCCCGTCGGCGCGTTCCCGGTGCGGCCGCCATTGTAGGCGGCCAGGCCGGCGCGCGTCGAGGCGGCCTGGCGTTCGTCCTCGAGCCCGACGGCGAGCGTCGCGGCCCACGTGATCTGCGCGGCCAGGTGCGCGGCGCCTAGATCGAGATTGAGCGCGGGATCCGAACAGAGCCGCGGGAGGTACTTTCCCTTGTACCCGTGCTCGCGCGCGACGGCGCCCATGATCTGAGTGAGGCCCCACGACGCCTGCTGACCCCACCATTCGTTGTCCGGATCGCCGGCGATCGTCGGAAAGTCTTTCGGCGGGAACTTCGCCGCGAGCTCGAGATCGCTCACGCGGCGAAACGGCGCGCCCGTGCGGACGTTCCAGAAATAGCGGTACCGCGGTTCCGGGTTCCACGCGTCCTGCTCGCCGTCGGATTCCTGCTCGACGAGCGCGGCCAGGAGAAACGGATCGAGCCGCCGCACGGCGGCCGCCGTCCGGATCGATTCGTAGAACTTGATCACGGTCGCGGGATCAGCCATGCGTGATCGGTTCGCCGTTGCCGGCGCCGAGCTCCTCGCGCCGCGTGACGTGCTCGATCACTTTCGTCTGCACGTCGACGAGCCGGAGCCGCTCCTCGACGTCGGCCCGCTCTCGAGAAAATTCCGCGTACCGCTCGCGGCCCTCCGGTGACACCTTCCGACGATCGTCGCAGCGTTCCCGATCTTCGTGCAATGGACACCTCGCACAGAGCCAGCGTAGGAGCGATTTCATAGATCATCGACCAATTTCTTTACGGTCATTTGCTCGAGATCCTGGCGGTTGAGAATGATCGCGCCGGCGTCCTCGACGCCGACGTAGATCTCGAATATATGCCAGTCGCGGCGGCCCGGCGTCGTCGGCGGGCCCAGGTACCGGCCGGCGAGCGCGCGGGGTTTTCCGTACTTCGGGTGTCCGACATCCCACACTTTCGGCGGAATGTCCTCGAGGTAGTACGCGAACCCAGGCACGAGCCGCGGGAACGGTGGCATCTCACTTGGACCCGAGGATCTTTCGATTGACGGCGCCGACCTGAGTCGCGACGTGCATCAGTTGCTCCGTTTGCGTCTCGAGGATCCCCGTGTTCCGGAGCGCGACGTCGCGCCAGAACACGATCTGCTCGTTGAGGAGCCGGTTCTCCGCTTCCATCCGTTCGGTATAGTCGGCCTTGTCGGCCGCACACCTCGCCTCGAGCTCGACGAGATCCTGGCCCCATCGCCAGATCCGGAACTTGTTTCCGACGAGCACGATCACGAGGAGCGTCGCGAAGCTGACGCCGCCGAGCACGTTCGCGATCTTTGCCGCTTCGTCGATTCCCATTCGGATCCCTCGCGTGAATTATAGGGCCGCTCAGTTGAGCGGGATCACGACGAACACGCGGCCCAGGAACGTACCCGTGTTCGCGCTTACTTTGTACTTCAGTTTGAACGTATTCGATCCGGCGTTGACGGTGAGAACCACGCCGCGGCCGACGTGCCAGGTTTGCGTCGTCGATCCGATGTTCTTCGCATTCGAGGTGCCATCCGCGGCCGCGATTGTCGTCGCGCCGCTCACGTCGACGGCGACCGACGCGTCGAGAACGCCGCTCCCGCGGAAGTTGACGGAGAACAGGACGAGCACGGAGGTACCCGTGGTGATCGTGATCGTGTCGGCCGTCGTGAGCCCGACGTACGTCGTCGAATTCGTCGTCTCCGCCGTTTCGACTTTCGAGACGCCGAACGTAATCGGCGTGTCGCCGAAAACGCCCTTCATGGCGGCGATCCATCGCGCGTACCGGGTATTGCTCCCGCCGTCGCTCGAGTACTGGAGCTTGAACGTCGTCGAGCCGCTCGCCTGGCGCGCGAGCATGATCCCGCCCTGAAGTACGCAATTCTGCGCGCCGTTCGTCGACTCTTGGACGAACGCCGCGGCCGCGAGCGTCGTCGCGCCCGACACGTCGATCCCGAGGTTGCTCGTTCCCGTCTGGACGCGGTTTTCGGAGTCGCCGGCGATCACGGCGATCAGGCCATCGCTCGCGAGCGTGATCGTCACGGACGGGCCCGCGGTCGCGAGATCGACGAACGTTCCGGAGCTCGACGCCTGCGCCGTCTCGAGCGACGCCGCGACGATCGCCGTGATGAAATCGAGCGCGACTAGGAACGGTTGCCCGGGCCCAGGGCCGCCGCCGATCGCCGCGGCCGCACGCCTCGAGGAGTACTGGAGCGTCGCGACGTAGTCTTTCCCCGCGGTAAGTCCGGTTATGTGAACGAGGCCGAATAGATGCTGCCCGCCGAATGACACGAGCGAGTTATTGATCACGGCGCGCGCGTCGGCGAGATCGCAATCGGTAAGCTGCACGTTCGCGTATACGGTCGCATCGCCGGTGCTGACGAACCCGATCCCGACGATGAACGTGAGCGTCGTTCCCGTCGGCCGGAGGATGATCGGGCCCGCGGCGAGTGAGTACAATCCGCCGCCCATCGCGAAAAACCCGTGATCGCCGGAACCTCCGCCGGCGCTCGCGTCGACGTATGCCTTCGTCGCCGCGTCGTCGGCGCTCGTCGGCGTGTCGAGATCGGTGAGCTTGTTTCCGCCCATCGATTGATCCGCCGTGAAATCATTCGAGCCGTCGACGAGCACGGCCGCGGCGAGCGCGGAGGCCAGGGCGGCCGCGTCGCCGGCGTCGGCGTATGCCTTCGTCGCCGCGTCCTGTGCATCGGTCGGATCCTCGACGAACCGGAGCTTGTGAGCGCCCATGGACTGATCGGCGCGGAACGCGTTCCGGCCGTCGGTGTAGACGTCGCCGCTCGCGCTCGCGCCGCCGTCGACGAGCGTTCCCGACGCGGCGCTCGAGGAGCTCGAGCCGCCCGACGTGAGCGCCTTCCATTGCTCGACGTACGAGCCGGCGTACTCGTCGGTTTGCTGATTCGTGAGCGAGTACTCCCATAGTTCCGCGTTCACGATATGCGCGCGCACGGTCGCGACGAGAAACACGGCATCGATCCCGCCGCGGAACGTCGTATCGACGGTGAGCGCCTGGCCGGGCAGGAATCCCTCGACGTCGGTCGTCGCCTCGAGCTCGCGGCGATCGGCGCTCTCGCGCGCGAGGATCTGAGTCGCGAGCGCGATCCCGTCGGCGTAGCTGACGATCTCCGGATGGTTCTCGCGGAACACGATCGGCGGCGAGCCGCCTCCGGGCGGCGCGATCGCGTGGAACGGAAACACGGCGAGATACTTGAGCTCGAGATCGGTTCCCTCGAGCGGCGCCGCCCCCATGCCGACAGAGATCGTTCCGCGGCCGTCGGTGACGTCCCAAAAGTAATAGCCGTTGCCGTCGGCCGGCGTGCTGATCGTCCGCGCGACGGCGCCATCCTCGAGCACGTATCCCTGCGTCCAGCCGGCGACGCCGGTCGCGTCGGATCCGAGTTGCAGCGTCGAGCGCGGGATCGAGCCCTCGCCGTACCAGAACGCGACGGCCTCGTGTGAGCTCGTGACGGCGATCGCATTGCCGGCGGCGCCGACGGTGAGCGCGTCGGCCTCGAGGATATCGGGCGCGCGGAGATAGCTCGAGCAGTCGGCATTCGCCGGCGTCGAGGGCGCGTAGTTGCCTCCGCCGGCCAGGTTGATCGCCGCGTTGAGGTTTCCGATCGAGTCCTCGACGGTCGCGCCGATCAGCACCTCGCCGGCGACGTCGCCGACGAGCGACGCGCGGAACGTGTACGTCGAGCTCCCGACGCCGACGGTATCGCCGGCCGAAAAGTTAGTCGCGTCGACGGGAGAGAAATAGGCGTTCGCCCGGTGCGCGGGTTCCGCGTTGCCGAGAACGGCCTGGATGTCGACTTCCCAGGACACCTCGCCGGAGTCGACCTCCCAATGCTGATCGGCGATCCCGTTGCCGTTCGGGCCGCACAGGAGATCGACCGTGTTTCGCGGGAGGTTCGGCGGATCCTTCCACTCGAGATCGAACGCGTTGATCTCCGCGTCGGTGATCGTGACGGGCGCCGCGTCGTCGAGCGGCGTGAACACGTCGAGATCCTTGAGCGGGAGCACGCGAAAGACGACGCCCGTTCCGTCGGTGATCCGCTTGAACGCGTCGGTCACGGTGATCTCGCGCCACTCGATCGGCGGAACCGTTTTCCCCGTGGCCGTCGGCGTGTACGTGATCCCGTAGACGGCGAGCGCCTGATCGACGATCGCCGTGATCACGTCCTCGAGATCTTGCGTCGTCGTGTATACGAGCGTGACGACGGCATCGTCAAAGTAAATCGAGTAGTCGACGCAATCGAGATCGATCTTGTTGCCGGGGTTCTGCGGCACGATGCCGGAGACGCGCCGCACGAGGCCGACGCCGCCGAACATCGGCGTGATCCCGTCGCGCCGATAGATCAGGACGTCCACACCTCGAGCGGGAATGTCGACGTCGCCGAGCTCGAGCGTCGCCGACGCCTGGCGATTGAGCGTGAGCTCGACGTCGCCGGCCGACACGTCGATCGTTCGATCGATCATCGGTTCGCCCGGGCCGCCGTCGCTGATCTCGATCCGGAGGCCGGTGATCTGCAGCGTGTATTCCCGCTCGCCGAAATTGTCGGCGACGTCGGTCGCGCGCACGGTGAACACGAACAGGCCGGCGAATTGCGGGAGGCCCGCCAGGACGCCGCCAGGCGAGAGCGTGAGGCCCGGCGGGAGGCCGGTGTCGTCGCTCTCGTCGGTGATCGTGAATACGTACGGTTCGCCGACGCCGCCCGTCGCCGTGAACAGTTGCAGATAGAGCCAGCCGCGGGCGCCAGGCGCGAGCGTCGGATCGTCCGGATGCACGACGATCGGATCAGGCTCGACGATCGAGAGCGAATACACGCGCGCGCCTGCACAGCCGTTGTCATCGGTCGCGCGGATCGTGAATTCATAGTCGCCGGCCGTCGTCGGCGCGCCCGTGAGCTCGCCGCCGCTCGAGAGCGCGAGCCCGTCGGGGAGCTCCCCGAACGCGACGTCCCACACGTACGGCGCGACGCCGTCCTCCGCCGTGAACGTCAGATCGATCGGTTGCCCGACGAACTCGAGATCGATCGTGTCGGGTTCGATCGTGATCAGCGGACAGCCGCCGGCGAGGCTAATCGTCCACGTGAAATCGCCGCCCGGGTAGCCGGCGGATCCCGAATGCGATGACGCGTTGACGGTGACGTTGTAGACGCCCGGCGTCGTCGGAACGCCGGCCCATCCCCACTCCGCCAGGACGCCGACAGGCCAGGGATTCCAGCCGGGCGGATCCTCCTCGCGTACCTCTTTTTGAACGAGGTACATTCCCGGCGGGATCGTTCCGCTGTACGAGATCTTTGATTGCTCCGAACCGAACGGCATTCCCGACTCGCGCCACTCGAGGAGGTTCGGGCCGTCGCCAGGGCCGCCGATGGCCGGGATCGGCGGAGGCCCCGCGATCGCATCCGGCGAGAGATCAGCGTTCGCGGCGTCGTACCACGCGTACGTCGCGTTGAGCCTGGTACCTGAGTCGGTGCCGTTGATGATGACGCCGACGGTTCCCGCGCGCGGTGTGGGCATGTTATCGACTCCTCACGCCGACGCGCGCGAGCTCGTTCGGAATGTGGCGCGCCTGATTGCGCGCGACGACGCGCCCGTCGAGCGTCGTCGTGTTCTCGATCACGATCGGCCTCGAGGCGAGCGCGCCCAGGCCGAATTGCTTTCCCTCGCCGGAGAATGCGAAGTCCTCATTACCCCTCGAGAAAAACAGCGTCGGCCGGAGCACGCGGCCGGATCCGCCCTTCGCCATTGGGACGGCCGGCGGTTCGCCGCTGTCGCCGCCCTCGCCGTCGCCCTCGCGGCCCGTCGGCCAGTCGCCGGTTTTCTTTCCCCTGAACTCGATCGTTTTCTCGTTCGGAAGTTTGTTCACGGCATCGCCGACGCCGCCGAGCGCCTTCGTCAATTCCTTGATCGCCGCGACGACGGACTGGAACCCCTCCGTCATGGTTTGCGCGAACGTGATCCCGCTGCCCTCGAGATCGGTGATCTTGTTTCCGTTCGCGTCGGTGAGCGTGCCGAGCTCGATCATTTTTTGCAGGAGCGGCCGCATAGCCGGCGGGATCTCCGTGCCGGTGCGGATCGCGTCCTGTATGTAGGCGTTTACGGAGTCGCTCATCTTCGTCGTGATGACGTCGACGTCGACGCCGGCCCTCGAGAGATCGGCGAAGTCTTGGATCAGTTGCTTCGCTACTTCGTCGAGGCGCGCCTGGTTGACGGCCTGGCCGGCCTGCTCCCAGGCGATCCCGTACTTCTCGAGCACGCCGGGGAGCCGCTGTAACCAATTGTCCTGATCGGCGAGCGCCGCGTTGATCGCCTCGATCGCTTTCGCGGCCGCTTTCGTGTCGCCCTTCGCGACTTTTTGAGTGAGATCGATCCATAGCTGCTCGCCGCCGGCGACCTTGAGGAGCTTCGCGTGGAGCTCGTCGAATCCGGAACCCGCGGCCGCCGTGTCGAATGAATTCGCGAATTTGACGACGGCATCGCGGCCGGCGTTGAGGTTCCGGATCAGGCCGACGAGCGCGCCGGCGACGGCGCCGATCGCGACGCCGTAGGGCCCGAACGCGGCGCCGGCTTTCGCGCCGGCGACGGCGCCGTGTAGGGCGCCGACGGCCTTTCCCGTTTTCTCGCTCGTGGCGCTCCACACCTCCATCGCGCCCGACGCGATCGTCGCGCCCGTCGCGACCGCGGCCGCGGCCTTTTGCGCGCCCGTCGCCGTGCTCGAGAACAGAGGCGCCGCGACGCCGGCGGAGTTGCCCCATTGCTTTGTCGACGCGGCCGCGACGTCGATCGCTTTCGAGATCGACGAGAGCGCGGAGATCGCGGCGCCCATGATCCCGCCGCCGGTGAACCCTTGCGCCAGGATGCGAGAAACGTTCTCGAGCGCGGCGCCCCAATCGACGGTCGCGCGCCTCGAGTTTGCCAGGTTGCCCTGGTACGTCGCCGCCTCCGCGGACACCTGAGCGACGGCGCCGGCGAACGATCGCGTCTTGAAGATCGCCGTCGGGAGGTTCGCGATATACACGCCGGCGGCCGCGTTCGATCGCTTGTACGCGTCCTCCTGTTCCTTCGCGGCGGCCGCGGCGTTTTTCGTCGCCATCGCGACGAGATCCTGAATGCGCGCGAGCTCCGCCAGGCGCGGCGTTAGGATCGCGCCCTCGTCGCGGAGCGATTTCGCCGCGTCGCCGATCGCCTTCATTTGCGCGCCGGTGAGCTTCCCGGTTTTCTCGAGGGCCCGGAGCGCGGTATCGAGGAGCGCGACCTGTTTCGCCGTGTCGGCGCCGCTCAATTTGTCAGTGAGCGATTGGAGCGCCTCCGCGGCCTTTTTCGCTTCCGCGCTTAGCTTCTCGTGAACCGGCGGGAGCGCCGCGATCGCCGGCTTGTTTTTCGTCGCCGCGACCGTCGTCGTATCCATCGCCTTTGCGACGTTGCCGTACCAGATCGCCGATTCCTTGAGCCCGTCGACGAGCTTCTGATCGATCCCGAGCTTGCTCGCGCCGGGGAGCTTCGCCGCGAGCGCGGCCAGGCCGGCGGCGTTCTCGTACAGCCGTTGAACCATGCGATAGGTTTCGGCGACGAGCTTGTCGAAAAATCCGCGCGCGTAGTTGTACGACTCCGCGGCCCATACCTTGAGCGTCGATCCGAACCGGCCGATCGCGTCGCCGGCGGCGTCGAGGGCCTGGACGGTTTCCTCGCTCATCACGGGCGCCGCGGCGCCGAGCTCTTTGAAATTCGAGACGAGCGTCGGGAGGATTTCCGTTCCGGCCTTGCCGAACACCTCGACGGCGCGTTGCGCGCGGAGCGTCGGGTTCTCGATCTTGCCGATCGCCTCCGCGACGTCGGATAGAGCGTCGTACGGCGACTCCTCGCGGATCTTTTTGAAGTTGAGGCCCAGGGCCTCGATCCCGGCTTTCGCTTTCCCGTCGGCGAGCCGTACCTGTAGTTTCGAGATCGCGCCGCTGAGATCGTCGATCGAGTTGCCGGATTGCTCCGCGATGTACTGGAGCCGTTGAACGTCGTCGGTCGCGAGGCCGGTTTTGTCGTGAACCTTGACGATGTTATCGGCGAGATCGAGAACCGACTTCCCGAACGCGACGACGGCGCCGATCGAGAGTCCGACGCCGAACGTCTCGAGGAGCCCGTTCACCTGGCCGAGCGATCCGGATAGACCCTTGACCGACTCGCCGACCTTTTGAACCTTTTTCGGAACGTCGGCCAGGCCGGCGTCGAGTTGCTTTCCGTCGGTTGAGAGCTCGAGTACTGCGCGCCCCAGGGCCGCTTCGCCTGCCATCGCTTACCCCTTCCGCGTTTTCAGAACGCGGCGAACCGGGAGGCGCGCGAGCACCTCGTCGGAGAACAGAGCCGGCTTACGCGTGCGCGAGGGCGGCGCGGCCGGCGCCTCGAGGCGCGCCGTCCGCTCCCATTGATCCGACACGGCGCGCGGGTTTGCCAGGGCGCCGGTACCGACCGCGATCTCGTTCGCGCGCCGGATCGATTCCTCCGCCTCGAGACGCGGGATCATCCGGAGACACGCGGCGACTATCCCCTGCGGCGTTTGCGCGAGCCAGGTTTCAGGAGTCCCGCCGTAGAAGCGTACGAGCCGGGGGACTGCCTCCGCCCAGGTGATCGGCGCGCGATCGCCTCCGCCGTCTGATCCGTCCCGATCGCCCTTACCGCCAGGATCAGCGTCGGCGTTAAGAGCTCCGTGAAAACCTTGAACACCATCACGCGTTGCACGTCGGAGAGCTTCGCCAGGACCGACGGCGGCGCCTCGAGCGCGATCCGCGCGACGTCTTTCAGGCGGATCTTGAGCTCGCCGTTTTCGGCCTTCGTGAGCGTGCGGGCGCGCGTCATCAGATCCGACGTTCGGATCGAGAGCCGCTCGAGGTTCTTGAAATCCTGCAAGGTGAGATCGCGCGCCGTGCGGAGCGGGTACGCGATGCCGTCGATCGTCACGACGGGCCGATCGGTTTCAGTGGTGAGATCGAGAATGTTCTGGTCGGCCATGGATTGCTCCTACGCCTGCGGTTTGTTGGTTGACGACGTTGAGCCCGCGGCGCCGACATTCGGCCTCGAGCTCGAGGAGCGCCGCGGCGGCGTCGCCGATCGCCTGGCGCGTTTCTTTCAGGGTTCGCTTGAGAGCGGCGACGCGGACGCGGGCGGCCCTGATCTCCGTGAGGAGCTCCGGAACCGAACGCGTCGACGTCGCCGCCATGGTCTACGACTCCGCGATCGCGGTCTGCGTCACGATCCGCCCGAAGTACTCCGAGGGATCGGTCGCCGACGGATCGACGAGCGCCGTCCACTCGATCGCGAGCATCGCCGGCTTGTCCTTCGTGAAAACCGGCTTCGGTTCGCCGGTCTGCGCGGCGCGCGGACATTCGTATTGCATCACGCCGTCCTCCATCTCCGGCGACGGGCCGCGGAGGAGAACGGCGCGCGTGTCGACGACGAACCCGCGCGACAGGCCGATCTTCTTCGTGCCCGGCGTGCCCGGCGCCGCGGCCGTCGGCGTGACGGTGTTTCCGTTGAGCGCGAAGGAATACTGCTCGAGCGTCACGTCGACGAGCATGAGCCCGATCTTGAGATCCTCGCTCGAGCGGAACACCTTCCGCGAACCGGCGTCGCCCAGGGAGCGCCAGAACGCCATCGATTGCGAGTGCTCGACGTTCACGCCGGCCTCGTCGTAATTGAGCGGGCCGGCGGCGCCGACGAGCGTCCAGTCCGTCGAATCCGGTTCCTGATCGACCTCAGGGAACGGGGTTCCGACGGGCGCGACGTACATCGTAAACGGTGCGGCGAGAACCTCGAGCGGTACGGCATTCCTCATGGTTGCTGCTCCTCTTATGCGGCCGCGTCACGAGCGGCCAGAGCAAAGCGGAATTCGCTTTGCAAGTTTTTGATCAGTTGCTCGCGGCCCCGCGCGAGGCCGACACTCTCGAATTTCGTGAACACCTTCCAGATCGACGGGCCGAATAGCTCGCGGATCGGAAGCTGCGATCGCATCGGCGCCGGCCCGCGGCGGCCGCTCGAGCCGGCGGCCCGCTCGAATACGCCGCGATGCCCGCTCCTCATCGTCGCGATAAACGCGTTCGGGATCGTGCGGCGGCCGCTCGCGCCCTTGACGGTGACGCCGCGGCCGCGGCCGCGAGACGGTTCCGGGCCCTTCGCGCCGAGATCGATCAGCGGGATCCGCTTCGCGTTCGCGTAGAGCCTGGCGCGGAGCCTGGCCGGCGTCGCGAGCTCGACGCGGATCCGTTCTTTCACGACGCCCTGTTTGACGCCGAGATCGCCGGCGATCACGCGGACCATAGCCGTATTCGACGAGCCGATCGCCCGGTTGAGCGCGCGAACCTGCGCGGGAACCGCTCTCGCGCGGAGCTTCGCGACGGCCGCCGGCGTCGTCGTCGTGAACCGAACAGTCATCCCCACGTGCTTACGTCTCCTCCTCGATCGGCGAACCGTACGCCGGGTTGCCCCACTCCTCGATAAACGGACAGAAGTAAACGATCCCGACGCCCATCGTCGTAACGCCCGGAACCCGCTCTAGCGTGCGCGTCGGCCCTCGTGACATGACGCCCTTGAGGAGCGATCCGAGCGTGCGATCCTCGAGCTCGATCGCGATCTTGAGATCGGCGATCAGGAATTCGACCGCGCGCCAGGGCGCCTCGAGCGACGCGTTCCCGATCGCCTGCACCTCGACGGGGAACACGACGGAGATCCGCCCTTGCTCCTGTGCGAGATCGTCGCGCGGCACGATCGCGATCGCGTCGGGCGGATCGTTCGGGCCGAGCTCCGGAGCGGCGCCGAGATACACGCGGAGGCCGGCGTCGCTGCGGAACCCGTTCGCGATCCGGATCGTCGACGCCAGGAGCGCCAGGCGCTCGAGGATGACGAGCCGCTTCGGGATCGTCGGAACCGGCGGAGGCGGAGGCGGCGCGATCGCCTCGAGGCGATAGACGTTCGTGATCGGGAGCCCGCCGACGGTTTCGTATCCGCCGGAGTGTACGATCTGCGTCGCGTTCGCCGCCGCGGCGCCGTAGTCGATCGGTTGCGGGAGCGACGGGCCCGCCGTCCACGTGAGCCCGCCATTGCTCGAGTACCACGACTCCGCCCGTCCGTTCGATCCGTCGAACCCGCCGATCGTCCAGAGCTTCCCGTCGAACACGAGGCCCGCGGCGCCCTCGACGCCGTAGGGGAGCGCGTCGGATCCGACCTCCGTCCACGTCGCGAGATCGTTGCTCCGGAACACCTTTCGCGATTGCGCGACGGCGACGTCGTTAAATCCGCCCCACACATAGATCCACTCGTCGATCACGCCACAGCACGCGGCGTACAGCGGGAGCGGAAACAGATCGCCGAGATCCGTCCAGTCGTTTACGTCGGCGTTGAAGATCTGGATCCGTTGCGTGTTCGGGCCCGCGGCCGTGAACCCGCCGATCGCGACGATGTTGTCCTGCCACACGCCGACGGCCGGGAGCCCGACGGCGAGCGGCATATCCGCCAGGACGTTCCAGCTATCGCCGTCGAGCGATCTCCATGCGCTCGCCTGGACGCCGGCGAACCCGTTTTTGACGAGCCCGCCGAACACGTACACGCGGCCGCGGTAGACGGCGCCGCCATGATCGACGAGGGCCTGCGGGAGGTTCTGAGCCGTCCACGCGATCGCGAGCTCGTTCGCGCGCTCGAGTGAGACGGCGAACAGATCGTCCTGCGAGGCGCCGCACGTCCACCAGAACCCGCCCAGGTTCGCGGCCGTGTGTTCGGCGTGCGGAACGTTCGTCCCGTTGATTTCCGTCCACTCGTAAGCCATGGCCCGCTTAGGTTTCCTCGAGCGGCGCCGCTATGAGCCGGAGCCGCGTATGGTCGCTCTCGACGCCGGCGAACCCGTCGACCTGCCAGCGGAGCATCGCGCCAGGCGCCGGCGGGTTGACGAGATCGGCGGCGAACGGCGGGAGCGGCGCGAGGATGATCGCGCCGTGCGGAACGTCGGCGAGCGGAACGGCGAGCACGTACGAACGTTCGCGACGCCGGAGATCGGTTCCCGCCGGGTAATCGTCCGTTTCCGGCGTGAGCCAAATTCCGCGCGTCGCGATGTTGGCGGGATCCGCCTCGAGAACCGCGTCGACTCCGAACGCCCCGAAATTGAGATTCCGAACGAGCGCGCGGAGCGACGACAGATCCATGAGTCGAGCCGCCCGGTACTAGGTTCCTTCGCCGGAGTCCGGTTTGAGGAGAACGGTTCCCGTCGTCTCGTCGGCGCCGGCGCCGACGGCCGCGACAGCGTAGCCGGCCGGGAGGTTCCCGCCGGCGCTCGTCGTGAACCGCTTGTTCCCCTCGTCCCAGTACACGCGGGCCCCTTCGGCCCACGCCTGCGACGGCGCCTTCGCGTGCGTGATGACGCCTTCCACGAGGCCGTTGAACCGATCGTCGCCGGCCGTCACTTGCGCCGGCGTTTTCGTGACCGTCGCGATCACGAGGAGATCGCCGATCTGCACGCCGACGCCCGACACGACGCCGCCGGCGGGCGCCGTGAGCTCGATCGATTCGCCGGGCTGTACGAAATTCTTCATGACGCGTTTTCTCCTATGCTGCTACCTGGCCCCTCGAGACTCCCGCCTGCTCGTCGAGCGCCGCGGGCGCTCTACGTGTTCTCGTCGCCGGCGTTCTTGTAGAGCCCGCGCCAGTCGAGCACCTTCGCCGCGAAGTCCTCGCGACACTTGATCTCGATCCCGTCGACGTCGAATCCGATCCTCGTCTCGATCGTCGGGCCTTCCTCGCCCTCGAGAAATCCGTATTCGATGATGTCGATCTGCGCGGGATCCGCCGACAGGTACCAGGCCAGCGGTTCGCCGTCGAGCCGCGGTTCCGCGATGACCGTGAGCTTGCCGGAGAACGGATTGACGGCGCCGAACGTCGCCGGCGTGATCGGCGTGACGACGGCATCGGCCCGCGTCTCGAGGGCGGAGCCCACGATCAGGTACTTCGGCGCGATGTTGAGCCGCTCGCCGTCGAGCGATACCTGCTGACGCATCGCGGCGCGCGCGGCGCCCAGGGAATCGACGTCGATCACGTCGCCCGACGCGTCGTAATTCAGGTGAGCCGCGGAGAACAGGAGCTCCCCGTCGCCCATCGTCGGGTTGCTCGTGATCTGATCCCACACGAGATCGCTTTCGAGGTTCCGCGCGGCGCGCCCGAACATCGTCGGGACGCGGCCGAACGCGTCGGCGTCGTCGTTGACGAGGGCCTTCCGCGTGATCGCGAACACGCGGCCGTACGTCGCAAGCTGGTACGTCTCGCGGCCCTCGCCGATCGTGCCCCGCTTGAACTCGCCGTGCTCCTTGACCTCGAGGAGCGCCGGCGCGTCTCCCATCTGATTCCGGTAAACCGGCTTGAAATCGGGGAGGTTGACCTGGCGCGCGATCGTCTTGAACGTCTGCGGCGCCTCCTCGTACGCGCGGCGAACCGTTTTGTTCGCGACGTCGGCCAGGAGGAACGCGAAATCGCTCGTCGTGTGGTAGCCGTGCCCGCCTCGCTGATTGAGGCCCAGGGCCGCGGCCGCGAGCTCCATCTTCGACAGGCCCGACGTTCGCACGCCGGCGGCGTTGAGATACGCGCGCGCCGTGTCGAGGAGCGTGAGCCCGCGATAGTGCTTGCTCTTGTCGTCGAGCTTGAAGTACTGCGGCGCGACGCGATGACAGAGCGCGGCCTCGATGCCGGCCCGCACGTGAACGAGCGGATCGTCGCCGAGCGTGACGGATACGGCGCCGGGCTGCGGGCCGCGGTCCTGTGCGTTGCGCCCCTGGAGCTCGACGAACACGAGGCGGGAAACCTCCTCGAGCGGCGTCCGCGCCTTGATGTGCTGATCGATGAACGTCTGCGGCATCCGGCCGGCGCGCGCGGCCGTCATGATGCCCTCGACGCGCGCGGTTTCGGCGGCGACGGCGCGATCGACGTCCGTCGGTTCGGTCGCGGCCGGCGCCGCGGGCCTCGAGCCGGGCGCGCCGTCGGTGAGACGGAGCGCGGCGACGGCGGGATCTTCGGCGATCGTTTCGGAACGGCGAGCGGGATCGGCCACGGCATTCTCCTTGCGGATGATGAGACAGGAATTCGTTTCGACTTCGTGATTACGGACGCGGGCGCCGACGTCGGCCGGCATCGGAACCATGCTCACTTCGTACGGTTCCCAATCGACGGCCGTCCGAACCGGGATCGCGCCGGTCGCGTCCTCCTCGAATTTGTGAACGCGATATCCGACGCTGACGTTCTGGACGATCCCGTCGAGCACGTCGCGCCAGATCCCGGCGACCGACTCGCGCGAGGAGAACCGCACGCGGACGATCGCGTTCCCGCCGTCGATCCGGAACGAGCCGCCGACGACGGTTCCGATCTGATCCTCGATCGACCATGCGGAGTGAGCATTGAGGAGCGGCGCCGTATTCAGGCGCGCGACGCGGATCGCCTTTTTCGAGATCTCGAGTTGCTCGAGATACCGGGTATCGGCCATCCAGTCGTACCGCTCGACGGGCGCGCCAGTCGAGAACACGAGCTCGACGGAGCGATCCTCTTGATTCGCGGTCGCGATGTTCGCGCGCGCGAGGAGTGAGAGCGGCGGTACGTCGATCGTTGCGGACGCGCCCGACTTCATGATGTCGCCAGGATGCGCGAGCGCCGGCGCCGGTCGCAAGAGACTAGCGCCGCGAGCGATCACGAAAAGCCTATTTACTCGACGGGTTTTCCATAGCGGCGCGCGTCGCGGATGCGGATCCGGAGATCGCCGCCAGGGAGCCGGTACGCGGGGAGCGCGCCTTTTCGGATGTCGCGGTAGATCGTTTGCACGCCGACGCCCCACTTCGCGGCGAGGGCCGCCGGCGAGATCGCCGCCTCGAGATACGGGCCGCCGCGGCGCCGCGGCCGATCGTCAGGCCAGTGTGTCGTCGGAGGCTCGCCGGCCATGATCTTACGTGTCCTCCTCCGCCGGCGCCGCGGGTTCCGTCGGCGGCGCGGGTTCCGTCGGCGCGATCGGCGTCGCCGATTGCACCATACCCGCTTGCGTCATCTTCCGCGGATCGCTGTCGAATACGACGCCGGCCTTGTCCATCGCCGCGTTCCACGCCTTGACCTCCGCGAGCACGCGCGACGGGTTGAGCCCGCGCGCGCGGAGCTCCTCCGGCATCGTCGAGATCCCCGATCGCACGTTGCGCGCGATCGCGAGGCCCTCCGATGACGGATCGATAAACGCGAGCGGCGGAGGAGTCCAAGTAACCTCCGGCGCGTCGGCCGAATTCAGGAGCCCGGCGATCGCCGCGGCCTCCATCGCCCAGGCCCAGGCCGGATCACAGAACCCAGGGATCAGGAGTCTCCATCGATTGTCGTCGACGTCGGGCTGATGCGCGATCCGCTCCATCCGCGCGGCGGAGAACGAGAGATCGCGAAAGTCTCCGGTCATGCTCGAGAACAGCACGCGGAGCCCGCTCGCGAGTCCGCGGAGCTTGCGATCCATGTAATCGCCGAAATCGTTCACGCGCGGAGGCTCGACGACGGAGATCTGGCGGCCGGCCGGGAGGTTCTCGATCATGCCCGGCGTGAGCGCGTCGATCGCCGGCGTGCGCGTGTCGTTCGGTTCGCCGAGCGGCGCGCCGCTGCCGTCGAGATCGTCGCGGACGAACACGGCCAGGCACGCGGCGATCTTCTGCTTTACGAGCGTCGCGTCGTCGTAATCGTCGAGATCCTTCCATCCGAGAACCGACGGCGCGAACCATGAGACGGCGCGAAATTGCCCGGGCCGATCGCCGCGGAATAGATGCAGAACCCCTTCGGCCGGGATCCGCTGCGAGGGCGCGTACGATCCTTGAATACTGCCCGGGTGTTCGCGAAACAGCCAGTACGCGACGCGTTGACCGATCGGCGAGAACTCGATCCCCTGAACGATCTTCCCGCCGTTCGGAAGGATCGGAATGTCTTTCGCCGTGTCGAGGAAATCCGACTCGAGCACCTGTAGCTGTAGCGGGATCGGGAGCGGCCGCCCGTTTGTGTCGACGTCGCCGGGGAGCCGGAACCGTCGGCGTACGAGCACCTCGCCATCCTGCGCGCACGTGCGGAGCGCGAGCTTCTCGAGGCCGTAGAAATCGTGGATCCCGTCGGCGTCGCAGGCTTTCGTTTCGGCCCACTTGCGCCAGAGCGCCAGGGCGCGCGCGTTCGGCGAGTCGGCGACGATGCCCCATCCGATCGTCTCGTTCACGATCGAGGCGAGCGCCGCCGTCGCGTACGGATTGTTTCGCACGAGATCGCGAACCACGTTCCGGAGGTTCGCGGCCGCGGGCCCGACGGCCGCGTTCGGATCGGTGCCAGGCCGGCGCCATCCCGACGTGCGCGCCGTCGTCGCGGCGCCCTCGTAATGACGCGCGAGGATCTCGCCGGCGTAGCGCGCGCGTTGCCGGCGGAGCGTCCATCGCGGCGCGACCGTCGCCGTCATCTGATCGAGCCAATGGCGACGAACCCGCGTCGGCGCCGGATCTTCGCGACTCAGTACCCCTCGCATCTAGGCGACCTTTCGGAGAGCGGCGAACAGGCGCGCGTGCGCCTGGCCCCATTGTTCCCAGGACGGCGGCGCCGTCAGTTGCTCGAGCACCTGGCGGAGAGAGGAGTACTCGCCGACGGCGTACCGAAGAACCGGAAACTCCCAACACCATCCGACGTTCGGCGCGATCACGGGAACGCCGCGCGCGATCGCCTCGAGTACCGGCATTGGCCCGCCCTCCTCCCTCGAGGTGACGACGAGATAGTCGATCGCCTCATAGAACGCGTCACGCGTCGCGATCGTGTACGGCGTTGAGCACGGCCATTGCCGGCGCGTCATGGCTCGAGCGCGGCGGCCGCCGTCGGTGCCACAGGCGACGAACCGGAACCCGTCGGCGACGGCGCGCGCGACGAGCTCCTCGCCCTTCCGCCCGTCGTTGTACGTGCGGCCGATCACGCCGAACACGATCGGCCGCGGCGGCGCGTCGGTGCCGGGCCGAATGATCGAGACGTTCTCCGCCCCGTGCTCCTCGAGGCGCGCGGCCATCGTCCGATTCATGGCGATACAGGCGGAGAACCGCGGGATCAGATCGAGCGCGTTCTCGCCGTGCGTGTAGAAACCGATCGCGGCGCCGCCCGTCGGGTACTTCCGGAAGTCTTTCGCCGGGAGGTAATAGTTGTAATCAGCCAGGAGTGAGATCGCGCGTTCGCCCGGAACGATTGCGCCGGCGTTGAGCGTGACGCCCTCGACTCGATCGACGAGCTCGCGCGCCAGGCGCTCGAGGATCCAGCCGGGTTTCGTGACGATGTTGATCCGCACTATCCGGCCCGCCTGGCGGCCGCGGCCGCGTTCGCTTCCGCCTCGAGGGAATGCCAGAGCGCGATCAGTTTCTTAAATTCCGGACGCGCCGGCATCCCGAACAGAGCGCGACGGAGCCCGCTTTTCAGGTGAACGATCCGCGTGATGTTCGGATCGAACTTCGCCCACGCCGTGTTCTCCGCGTTCCACTCGTGACAGGTGAACCGCGCGATCGTGAGCGCGGGATCGCGTTCGCGCTCGAGCATGTAGCCGAACGAGGCCTGATTGATCCCGGCGTACTTCGTCCTCCATTGCCTGTGCTTGATCGCGTCGCCGAGAAATAGCTGGTTGATCGCGAACCATCGATCGACGAACCGGCGCGACGCCGGCGACACGCGGACGAACACGACGCCGCCGTTGAGCGGGAGCCGGCCCTCCTCGCGGTACGTGTAGGCGAGATCGAACGGCGTCGCCCAGGCGGCCTCGAGCGGACGCGTGATCATCATGTCGGCATCGATCAGGAGCACGCGATCGCCGTCCTCCGCGTCGACGATCACGGAGCGCCACCACTCGAGCTTCTGAGAATTCGTCACGTGAGAATGGACGCCGAGGTGTGAGGTATACGCCGGCGGCGCCGCCAGGCGCTCGACGCGGATCGTCCAGTCGGGACAGTGAACGCCGGCCGTGTACTCGAGCACGCGCGCCAGGCGGGAATACTGATCGCCGGCGTTGCCGCTCCCGAAGTACGCCGCGGCGAGAACCGGCGGCCTCGAGCTCACGCGGCGCCCCATCGCGGGAGCGTGCGCCCTCGCCAATTCTTCCCGCTCTTGCGTCCGAGGTGAACCACGTACGACGCGGGGAGCACGTCGACGCCGCCGGCGAACTGCCGAAGGAACTCGAGATCGTAGAACCCGGCGTCGGGGAAACTCCCGAACGTCAGATCGGGCCGCGCGCGGAACGCCTGGAAGTATCCCGGGCCGCGGGCGCCGCGTGTCATGCGATCGAGCGCGGCGACGTCGGGCCGCGCGACCTGGCGCGCGAGCGTCGCCGGCGTGTCGACGTAGAACCGATCGACGGAGTAGAGCACGCCGACGGCGAGCGCCTCGAGATTGAACGCGCCGAACGGGTAGACGTCGGCGTCGATCGCGATGCAGAGCTCGCCGAGCTCGCGCGCGGGGAAATCAAACGCCTCGTCGAGCGCGGCCGCCTTGTCGAATGCGCGGCCCTTCCGGTACCAGGCATCCGTCACGAGAACCGACGCGCCTCGAGCTCGAGCGACGTCGAGCGACGCGCGATCGTGGCGGGCCGTCACGACGACGATCGTCGCCGCGGGGAATAGTGCGCGCCAGGCCGGGAGCGTAACGCCGATCATGTCGGCGTAGTCGACGGATGGAATTACGACCCGCACGGTACGCCCGCCGTGAATAGGTAGAAATCCGCGAACGGTCTGACACTGATCGGCCGGAGGCCGGCGCGGCGAAGTGTCGCCTGCAGCGTGCGCGCCGTGAACGCGCGGACGTGGTACGGGTGCCCGTCCGGTTTGTGTTTGCCCGTCGGGCCCCACTTGCTCTGCTCGTTCGGGACGGAGCCGATCAGGAGTCGACGCGCGACGCGCCGCCCCTCGAGGAGCACGGCGACGGGATCGTACACGTGCTCGAGGATCTCGCCGTAGATGATGATGTCGACGGAACGATCCGCGTACGGGAGCTCCTCGACGGGCGCGACGTCGGCGCGCGCCAGGCGGCCGCGCGCGATCGCGACGAGGTGTTCGGCGACGTCGACGCCGGAGACGGTACACGTCGGCGGGAGGAAATCGACGACGAATCCGGAGTTACAGCCGGCGTCGAGCACGGCCTCGCCGGCGCGAACCGGCGCCAGCATCGCCTCGAGGCGCGCGACCTGTTTCGGATTGAGGCGCGTCGCAATGTCGATCGTGTATGCCCGGTGTCGATCGATGCACGCGTCGCGGGAGGTTGCCTCCGCCATCAGACGCCCTTCCGCGTCGTCGCGACGCGGTACCCGCGGCGTGTTCCGTTCGCGATCCCGATCTGCTCGTCCATCCGCGCGAGTAGCTTGAGCATGTCGTCGATCGAGTTGAACACGACGGTTTGATTGTCGAACGTCATCGATCGCGCGCCGCGGCCCTCCGCGATCGCTCGAGCCAGGTTCTCGCGGTCTGTTTGGGTAAACGGCATGAGCTTTGCCCGGCAGGATAGCACGCCGGCCGGCCTGGCGGCCCTCAGAAACGGCGCCGGCGGCCGGAGGCCCGGGAGTGCGGCCAGGCGCCGGCGCGCCTACAGGCGGGCCGCCTGGCGCGAGAGCCGGCCGGTTTCGACGAGCTCGAGGCCGGCGGCCGGTGTTCCACGTGGAACAGTTTTGTAATCCGGGCCTCCCGCTCCACTTTGCTCCACTCTCAGCGGGGTTTCAGCCAGCCGGGCCGCGGCGGAACCCAGGCCGGCTTGCCGGGCCGGCCGCCTGGCGCCGGCGGCGTCGGCGAGCTCGAGGGCGCCGGCCGCGGCACGAGGCCAGGGCGGAGCGGCGCCGGCGTGCTCGAGGCCGGCGGCGAGCTCGAGGCGGGCGCCGGCGAGGAGCTCGAGGCGGGCGCTCGAGCGGCCGCGGCCGCCGGCGTCGCGCCGACGCCCAGGAACTTTTCGCGCGCGTCCCAATCGCGCTCGTTCATGCGATCGAGGCCGGCGAGCGCCGCGGCCGCGCGCGCGTAGACCCGACAGTCGAGCGCGTGATTCTGGCGGCCCGGGAGGATCGACCATTCGAGCTTGACGTACCCGCGGCGGGTTTTCGTCGCCGTGAGTTGCTCCGCGGTGATCTGGCGGAACCACTCCTCGCCGTACTCCGGATATCGCACGTAGCCGGCGGGATCCGGTTTGCCAGGTTCGATCTCGAGCCGAAGGAATCCGTAGAATTCTGTTTTCGCGATGCCGACGGCGACAGGCCACACGCGGCCGCCCCGCTTCCGTTTCTTTCCGCTGATCGAGATCTCGACGGGTTGAGGCGTGCCGATGATCGCGCCGCCGTGATCATTGCCCTTGACGGCGATCACTTGCGTCGAATGCGGCCGACGAACCCAGGCGTGTACGTGCTGCGTCTCGTACCCGGAATCGATCGCGAGCAATCGGATCGGCATCTCGATCCCGCCGGCGTGCGGGAACATCCGCGCGGTTAGGTTCTCGAGCTCGCCCCAGGGCCCGCGCTCGAGGTTCGCCGGATCGCCCGCGATCTCGCCGGCGTCGATCGACCACGATCGCTTTCCGCGGCCCCATCCGACGACCTCGTACACGAGGCGATCCTTCTGCACGTCGACGCCGCACGTGAGCACGCCGACGCCGATCGGGACGGTGCCGATCGCGTACGTGTCGCGCCGCTTGTAGAGCGATTCCCACTCCGGCGCCTCGCCCTTGGACGTCCACACTTGGCCGAGTACGGTATTGATGAAAACGCGGAGCTTCTCCGGATCTTTTTCGACGGCGACGAACTCCGTCGCGATCTCGCCCCACGAGAGCCAGCCGACAGGGGAGTACAAGGCGTTGAGGTGATAGCTCCGGATCTTTCCGCCGCCGCGGCCCGGATGCGTCGCGCGCCACTCGCCGCGCGCGAGCATCCCTGTCTTTTGATGATTGCGGATGTAATCGCCGCACGCCGCACACTCATAGACGGCGGCCGCCGGCGGGAGGCCGAGCTTCGTCCACGTGAGCCGCGCGAACTCGAGCTCTTGAAATTCGCCGCACGTCGGACAGGGAACGAAGTACCGGCGCGCGTCGCCGCGATCGTGCGCGGCCTCGATCGCTGATCGGCCGGCGAGCGTCGGCGTCGAGATCTTGAGTCGCTTCCGCCTCGAGAACGTTCGCTGCCGAACCTCGAGGAGCGCGATCGGGGAGCCCTCCTCGTCGACGTCGATCGGCCAGCCGTCGATCTCGTCCATCAGGACGTACTGAGCCGGCATCGATCGCAGTCCGACGGCGGAATTGGCGCCGGTGATGACGAGGTGCCCGCCCGGAAAGGTTTTTTCCAGAACAGTGTTCGCGGCGTCGCGCGACTTCGCCGGCGCGATCTTCTCTGCGATCGCCGGCGTGTCCGTCGTGAGCGGGCCGACGCGTTGACGGGATCCCCGCTTCGCCGTGTCGACCGTCGGCCACACGAGCATCACGGGCCCGGGCGCGTGATCGATGATGTAGCCGAGCGCGTTGAGGAGTACTTCGGTTCCGCCGATCTGCGCGGCCTTCATGAATACGATTTCCTCGACGTCGCTCCTCGAGGAAAACGAATCCATGATTTCGCGGAGGTACGGCGCGCGATCGGTGCGCCAGGGCCCAGGTTCCGCGCTCGATTTTTTCGGGAGCCTGCGATGCTTGTCGGCCCACTCGCTCACGGTGAGCACGGCATCGGGACGGATGCCGGCGGCGCGCGCCCGGCGGATCTCGCGAATGCCGGCGGCGTCGCCGTTCACAGGAGCGCCCACAATTCGCGGAGTCGCCACACGAGGCCGATCGTGATCCGCCTGGCGGCGTCGCCGTCGCCGAGCTCGATCGCGCGGCGGATCGAGCTCGCCCAGGATTGCGCGATCCGCGCGTGATGACGCGTCATTCGCCGGCGGCCTCGAGGCGATCGGCGGCGTCGCCCAGGGCCTCACGGATCGCGTCGTCGAGGCGCGCGAACACTTTCGCCGGATCGGTTTCGCCGGCGAGCTCCGCGGCGAGTCTCACAGGGAGATTGAGCAAGGTTTCACGGATGATACGGTAGCTCTCGAATGCTTCTCGCTTCGCGGCCCGCACGTCGACGACGATCCCCTCGCTCAGATCGTTTTTGATCCGGAGCGCCCGATGTCGCTCCATCGTCGCCAGGCGCGACGCCTCGCTGAGCGATCGCCGCTCGCCGTCGACCGCGGGCCCGGGCGGAACCTTCGCGGCGTTCTCATCCCACGCCAGGCGCGCGGCCGCGACGTCGACGATCACTTGCCGGCGCCCGGTACTCGAGAGCCCGACACAGGACGCCGGG